CTTGTAAGGTCTTTTTTAGCTAACAAAATAGCGTCTTCTTTAGCAGAAGCCGAAATCTTCCCTGCGTGAATCGCAGCTTCGACCTCCGCCTCAGCGTCTTCGTTTTTCAAAGACTCCAGCTCAGCCACAAGCGCCTCGAGGCGCTGTTTTAGTTGTTCATTTTCTTGAATCAGCTCAGCCTTGTCAGCTTTGAGTTGTTCAATTTCTTGTTTTAATACTTCTACTTCTTCCATTTTTGTTACATTTTTAATTGTTTTTAAATTTTCTGTTTGTTTTGTTTTTTGTTTATTAATAGAATTCAACACCAGAGCCCTTTTTAGAGCGCTCAACGGTGTAGTTTGTTCAATTTCAGTTATCAATCCAGCTTCCAGCGCCTCTTTCGCTGTTAGCCAGCGTTCTTCCTTCAGAAGCGTTTCAGCTCCAGCGACGCTCGAATAAATTTCTTTTAATCTACCTTCGTATTTCCGAAGCTCCATAGCTGTTTCTTCTAATTCATCTGCCGTACCTCTTAATTCCGTTGAAGGAAAGTGAATTAACAATTCAGCGTCCTGGTCCGCTATTCGTTTATCAGCCGCTAACAAAATTACCGTAGCGGCGCTGGCTACTTTGCCTATAACCTTAGCAGTTATTTTATCGCTTATAGGTTTCAGTAGCTTGTAAACCGCTAATGCGTGATCTAAGTCCCCGCCGTAGGAGCTGATAATCAGTTCGATATCTTCTCCGCTATCTATAGCATCGATAATTAATTGTAAATCAGGGTTTTCGTCCCATATCTCACCTGCGATCGCTATTCTTTTCATATCTGTGTAACTCTTTTAATATTAGAAACAAGTGAAGGCTTAGAAGTAGTCTTTAATTCAGTAACGTAATTCACGTATAAAGGATCATGCGCCGCTACACGTTCTTGAATAAAGTCCTTGATTTCATTAGCGCAAGCGGTTGTTATTTCGTTGATAGCCGCTTTAATCTGAGTTAACTCAGTGAGCTGCACGCCGTTAGAGCCAACCGTGTAAAGCTGATAAACTCCCTTATTTGTCATCTCCGTAGCTATTCTATCTACCATCAACGCATGCACGGACCACGCTGCCAGCACCTTACACTTTTCTAATAGTTCTTCGTATCCTATTTGCTCAACCTTTTTATACAAATCTGAACCGATTATTTCCCGCACCTTGCGCATGCCCACAAGCAGCGCTCCTTGTGTGATTAGATTAGCGTCGTAATTCGCTTTACAAATAGTTATAACTTCTTGTTCAGTAATCATTTTTTAGAAGTCTTTTCTGTTTCGTCCTCTACCTTCTCGACGCCGGGGTGACTCGCTTCAAACAGGATAGCCAGCTGCGCTTGTGAAAGCTCAGTTAGTTTACACGCAGTTGGAAACCCCTTAATCGTAGCTGAAATAACCGCATTCTCCCAATTTGTTTTTACTTTGTATTTCATATCTAATTAATTAGTTATAATCTATAAAAGTAGCAGTCCCGCCTATGATCGAAGCGTTTAGAGTTGTGTCGAAAGGTAATTCATCATCAAAACCCTCCGCTTCTAAAGTAATAGTATAAGCCGCCGTCCCCTCGTCCGAAGGCTTCGCTCCAGTGTCGAAATTAGTCGTAATCTTGTTGTACGCCCGCCTATTTTTATCCTTAAAGGTGTAGCCTGATAACCAAGCGTTTGCGTTGTTGTCTACTCGAATTATCGCTACTCCGCAGGCGACGGCGTCGAGTAGCGAATTCTTAGCTGTTATCAAAGCAGTTGTTTTTTTACTGAATTTCGCCTCAAGCTTCTGCACTTCTGAATAGCTCGCACTTCCAGTTCCTTCGATCGTGAATTTAATCGAATCAATGTCAGCACCGAATTCTTGAAACTTTACCGGAGTAGGTGTACCGTTCATCGTTATAGCGCTAATCTCATTCGATGTTACAGTAATCGAACCTATATTAGCCGCTTCTGTAAAAAACAACCTCGAGTTCCCGGGCACGTTTTTACCGCACGTTTTTGAATATTTAGCTATAGCCATAATTTTAAGTTTTTAAAGTGTTAATTTTCAAATACAAAGATATATCATTTTTAATAAAATTGTTCATATTTTACCTAAGTTATTAGTTACCAGCACTTTACGCTGCGTTGCAGAAATATCTCTTTCGCTCACGACAACGGGTATTGCAGCTATTTTATTCACTATTGTATCAACTATTCGCTCAAAATCCAGCTCCTCAGAAGGTAGCACCCCGCCCGCTGCAAAGCGCTTACCGCCTGTCCTGTAATTCATTTCGCTTATCTTTTCAACGTAATCGGGTCTTGTCCAAATATTTTTATTAACTATTATTTCACCTCCTTCGGCCTCGACAATTTGCCGCCCTGCAACCCTGATAGGGATACCACCTTGCGAATGTGAAGGTCCTTCTAATACTCCACCCTTTTGAAATTTAACTTCGTTTATTTTAGCCACATTAGCAAGCCCTTGAGCTATAATCATAGCCGCTAAAGCGATGTTGAACGGCACTGGAGCGGCTGCAAGCGCCTTGTTCGCAGCTTCGTATGTCGCCATTGTGGCTTGAGCTGTAGAGAAAATTTTATATCCCATCGTCCCTTCTTCGAATAGCTGCGTGCCCATGCCAACTATCATTTTTGTAGCTTCTACTCTACTTATTTTTTCTTCTTCTATTAGAAACATTCTCATATCAGCCGCCTGCTGTTCTGTCATCGCTGTCTTGTTAATTTCTTTTCGCAGCTCAGCGTAGCTCAAACGATGTGTTTTAATTTTTTTCTGTAGCTCATCATAAGTTTGAATTGTATCAAGCAGCGCATCGGTCTCTGGCTCAACTATTTCTTCTTCGCCCATTCCAGCTCGCATGCCACGTATCCTATTCGCCCGATCGCTTTCTTCTTTTATCTTTCTTAAATACTTATCTGTTTCATTCTCATAGAGTTGCAAATTCTTAAATTCTTCGTCCCAGCCTGCACGCATCTGAGATAAAATTTCTTCTGTAGTTTGTTGTTGTTGTCTATAAAGCTCCATTTCTTTTAGCGTCGCATCTCTTTGTTGTTTAGACGCTTGTTCACGACTTCGTGCTTCTTCTAAGCGAAAAGTCGACAATTCCGACTCCATTCGCCTTGTATTTGTGTAGTAAGCGCTTTCGGCTTGGTATTGTGCCTTCCTCGCTGCCAGCTCCGCTTCTTCTTGTTTTTGATTCGTATCAGATAACTTGTTAAGAGCCTCAGTTGCATCTGCGACTTTTGTCAAAAGCGTAACTCGCTTTTCAGTATAATCTTTCTCTATTTTTAGCGCCTCCTCTAAAAATCCAATACGCTCTTGTTCATTGTATTTATCCTTTTGTTTTGCTTGTGTCCTTAGTTGTTGTATCCTTATTTCGCTTTTAGCATAATCTGTTTCTAAAAATTTTAGCTGTCGCTGAGCTTGTAACCTACTTTCTTCTAAAACTTCCCTCGTAATATACCGTGTTTCCGCTTTTGCCCCACCAATTTGTTTTACAAATCCCTGCATTAAATTCCCTAAAAATTTATTAAATCCAGATTTTTCAATAAATTCATGCGTCGAGGTCTTCAAATCATCCATTACGCCTTTTAAACCAGTAAGCGAAGCCTGTAGCTCTATTGAACGTTCCGCAGTACTTTCAAAATACCCTTTCATCATCTTAAATCCCCCGATTACTGCCGCTATTGGTAACGCTGTTAATCCAGCTCCCAGCGCCCCGATTGAGCCAACCAGGCCCGCAGCTCCACCCATCGCACCTCCGCCGATCTTGCTCATCAACCCATTTACGACTCCGCCTAAGTTGCTTAGTTGCCCCGAAAAAATTCCTGTTTTATTAAGAGCGTCCATGATCGAATTAGAGTAATTACCTACGTTGCCTCTAAAGTTGCCTGTGCTTTGATCTGCCTGATTTATAGATTGTTGTAACTTGTTGATTTGTAACCCCAAATTCTTACTTTTCTCGCTCGCTGGATCTAACTTATCAAACTCTTTTCTTAATTCAGATAGTTTAATTCTCATCGCAGCTAAGGATTTTTCATTCATCTGCGCAGCTTTTGTTTCACGCTCAAGCGCTTGTTGCATCTCTTTTCTCTGATTCCTTACAGCCGTTAACTCACGTGTCAGCTTATCGTATTCTTTAGATTCTTCAACCGTGAGCTGGTTACCAGCTTTTATCTTTTTAGAAAGCTCGTCCCTGGCCCTACTAAGTTTAGCAATTTCAGAATCCAGCGCTGCCAGCTTTCCGCCTTCGTCTAAAACTTTTATCCTAAACAATATTTCGTTCTCTGCCATAGTCTTATAATTTTAAAAGTACCCAAACAAGACGATCCTCACCGCCTGTACTTGTTTCTAAGAATATGCCTACTCGATTAGCGATTTCAGTACCATCTCCTACAATAATTTTACCTTGTGTTGTATCACAAGCTGCAAAATCTCCTTCTACAACATCAACATCAGCTTTTACAAGAACTTGACACTTACCAGCGTAGGCAACCCGAAAAGGTTCACCAATCTCCACATCATCCAAAGAAATCCCTATTAAGCTTATAGTTTCAAATATAATTACAACCTCACCTTTCGCATAGACAGAGTCTGCAATATGATTATAATACAACGTTTCAGCGTGCATCACTGATTCTGTTTTACTTAGCACGTAAGTAGCTAAATTATTGAGCTTTATACGCATTGCGTTACTAAAACTACTCTCATCAATCGCCAACGATTCATCACCTGTAACTGTATCAATTTCAGGGGCGTTGTAAATTCTTTGTTTTATTAATTCATCAGCCATAATTTTTATTTTTTAATATATTCAACTTAAAGTCATCACTATATCATCAGAAAACGCTATAACATAATTACTTCCAGCGCTCGCCATCACCTCGGGCGGGATCGTCGTCGGCAGCGGCTTGCCGCCTATGTCGCCTGAATACGACAACAAAGGCAGTAAAGTAATATCTACAATGTCGCTGTCGCTTCGAATTGTCATGTTTGTAAGATAGTATTGTTGTCCTCTCCATTTTATCGCTCGCCGTATGCCTCCTTGGGCGATAATGCTATTTACTAAATCATAACTCATCAAAACTCGAAGTTTAACTTCTTTGCCAATCTCGAGTTGTAACCGTCTCGTAGCGTGCCACTGCGCTATTGTATTAACGTCAACGGCCTGCCAAACAGGCACTTGCCAGCTTTTATAAGTACCATTTATTCTATATGTAACATTCTGTCTACCAGAGAAGTAAAGAAGTCGAGGCCCAAACTCCCACGTGTAAGGTACACCCTCCCAGGTTAACGGTTCAGAATAGAGCCTAAGCATCCAGCCTTTAAACAACGTATCTGAAAAATCTATCATGTATTCTTCAACTCCCGTCATGATAGCGGGATTTGATAGCTTAATATCTAAAACTTTGTTTTTCCTTATCGCATACTGCCCTTTATCGCTACTATCTTCTGTCATAGTGTAGCGTTCAATATTATTTTCCAGTCTCGGTGCAGCTTGCCACTGCACACCACCCACCAGCGACTCGATTTCAATCGGATTCACGAAAGAATTAAGCCAGCTTGCCCGTGTCTCGCAGTAAACGTTTATACCGTACATGTCAGTTGCGAAGATAAGGTCAAACGCCTTTGCGATTTTGGCCACGAAGTCGGATTGAATTTCATCGGGCAGTAACGCTTTTAAATCAGTATTCGCCCCGATCTTCCACCAGCCGCTTGGTGCGTATTTTAGAAAGCCGCCGGGCTGATAAAAAAAATGAACTTCGCCGGGTACTTCGGGGTCGTATAAATAGCCGTTTATTTCTAAACGTGTTTGATATTTAACCCCGCTTACTCCATAATCGCCATAAGGGGGTGGATATAGTGTAAATATCTGTCCCCACTGCTGATTTGAAACCTGCATGCTTGTGCTCGAAACAACTACACCGTTTCGAAGTAACTTTAATGAAACCAAAACGGGTTTATCTCTACCAAGCGAGTCGCTGAAAATAGTCGATTCGAACTGTCTTGTAAATCTGAAAGAAATAGAAGTATTTAGCCATAAAGCTAAATCCTTGTGCTCAGTAGGTACGACTGCGGCGTTTTGAGAAGTAAAATAAATTTCATCGTTTATCGTTCCAGCTCCAAATTGCACGATTTCATAAGTGCCTGATGATAATAAAGTTATCTGCACAGGATCGGGATGTCCTGCATATTGCATCTTACTTCCACTATCTATTTTAGCCCAACACCTTCTGTAATCTATTGATTCGCAGTTTCTTAAATTATCGCCAGGTTCATAAACAACAAAATACTTTCCAAAAGTGCTGGCATTCAAAGTATTAGAAATAAGGTTAACACCTGCTTGGCGAAATATTTCTTTTAAAAGCGTAGCAACTTTCAAAGCAGGCCTGAATTCATAAATCGTCCGCTCCCCGGGCATTATTTCATCGCCCCTGTCGGCTGTATAGTAGCAATAAGGCAAATCGCCTCTCCAACTGTTTTCTATGTTAGTTATATTTACAAGGTGATTGAACTTACTCATATCCAACGCTTTCATGCTTCGCTCTTTGAGTTTTTGAACCCAGCCTGCATTTCCAGATAGCAAAACCACTTCTGCGGTTGCACCTCGTTCATTTTCAGTTACTTGCGTTGGATAAATAGTACCATCAAGCGAAAATCTTTGTGTTACTAAAGTCGCCTTCGGTGCAGTGCCCTGATAGCCGTTCGGGTCGCAAATGGCGGCAAGTTGTGAGGTCATTGGTACTTTTAAAGAAGTCGTTCGAGTGATAGGTATTTCGCCGGGCTCTGTGGGCAGCTCGATTGATAACTCAACTGAATTATCTATAAGCGGGTGAACAACGTTATCTATTTTTAGAGTTTCCATTGTAGCTTAATTCTTTGAATTTCAACGCCTCTCGAGTTTGTTATCAACCTTCGTTCAACCAGCGAGGCTGGCTTGTCATCTACTTCGAAGCCCCATCCGTCTACAAGCGCATCTGCGATTCTGCCGTCTGTTATTTCAAACGTCATTGTATTCACTCGCTCGCCTACCATATCCCCGATTGAATTCTCCTTTCGCCATTGCGTTGCGCTTACTGCAACTTCTTCGTCCGTCGCTAAAACTTCTAAAGTCTCAACCGCACCGTTGCGGCTTCGCCACCTTACAACGTGTCCAGAAATATCAGAAGGATAAATCTCATATTCGACACCTTTCGGAGTACCGTCCAACGTAGCCCTAACAAGTAATTTATCATCGTCTCCTATTTGAACGCCTAAAGTTAAAATTTTATCTCCAGCTACACCGCTGTAATTTACATCGTTAACTGCACCTCCTTTTATTCGTTTTAAAAATATTCCAGGCACCCCAGTGGCAGTATCGAAAGCATAAGAAACAAGTAATGTTGTGCTCCTTCCAACTTTCAGAAAAGGCAAACTGTTTAATACTTTCCCATTAGAGGTCGTGCTAACTAAATAATCAATAAGCGGATATGCCATATAAGCCTGCAGGTCTGTTTTATTTACAGTACTACCAGCTGAAATGAACGCTTCTGGCACACCTGCGGCATTTAGCCCCCATTCTTGAAGCTGCACGGCGTAAGTGTATGCCATATTCCCGCCTACATTAGTAATAGAATTCAACGCAGGCGCTGGCTTTGCTTGTTCTATAAGCCCAGTCCTCAAAAACGGCGCTACGTCGAAGGTATAAGGCGAAACTGTAGAAACTAAGACAACCTGTTTGCCAAAGGCCGTGACAACTGCCCTGATATGCACGCCTTGATTGTAGCGTGTCACCGTACTGGGGGCTATGAGTGTATAACCTGTCGAATATGCTATGTCTGTACAAACTAACGTTGTTGTACCTGTAACCGTTGCTCTACTTAAGTTCTGAGGCAGCCCGCTGACACCTTCAATTTTTATAATGTCCTTATCTTCAATGTAGTGCGATGCTGGAGATGTATTTATTTGAAGCTTACCAGAAGCGTTTGAAATCGAAGAAATAGTAACAGGTGTATGACTGTTAGTACGTGTCGTCGTGCAAGTATGCACAAGCGGTATCCTCACGCTTCCAACACTCGTCCATGTCGCTGTAATGCTCATTTTTCTAAAATTTTATTTTTAAACTTCTCAAAAATAATCGCTTGCCACTCATCAGCCAGGTCCTCGGTTATTCTATCCTTACACCTTGTAAGTGTGTCTTCTATAAATTCAGTTCGCTTCAACTTGTTACCTTCCTCCCAAAAAACGTAAGGCTGCCCGGGCGTGCCTTTATTACCTATTGAAATCGTGATCGGCCAAACTGCCTCTTTCGGCAAGCCTTTGATATTCACCCAATTAGCAATAACCGCAATTGGTGGTCGCTTGCCAGCTGCACGGCCAAAGTTGACCCAATAAGAGTAATTTAAGCCTGTTACAATATAGTCATTCTCATCTTTTTCGATACGCAGACTTGCAGCCATAGCTCCGCTGGCAATATGCTGTTGTTTCTGTAATTCAGCTCTAAGCTCGTCTATAATCCATTCTAATTTCATAATTCAGTTTCACAAATATGATTCCAGTCTATGTATAAATCAACGGCCACCGCTTCCCAACCGTCCCATATCCCTATCTCCGAAGGTGGCAATGGTCTTATATTTCTCCAGTAACTTGCTTGCGAATAATTGTTTATAAAGTCGTCTATAATAGTTAAGACAGTAGTTAAGTTACCTGCAGCGACGATCGCAGGCACCCGCCAGTGCAGCCCCTCAGCGGGCAATGCCTCGATCGCAGGGGGTTTAATCCAAAACACCGCTTTGTTGGCAGCTGGATTCAAACGGTTATGATTCAGAAACGGATTGTCTTCACGAAAGTAAACAGTTTGTTGATACGTGTAGTTCGTTAGTAGCTTGTAAAGCTTTGAATAACTGTCTTTTAATGAAATTCTTTTACTCATCTGCAATTAAGTTTAAAAAATCTAATGTCTCATAAACACTTTTTTGAAGCCAGATGTCAAAAGCCTGCCCAGTCGCCTTACAGGCCAATAGTAATACTTTTTCCAGAGTTGTATTAGAAGATGATGTCTCATCACCTTTTCGGTCTCTCGCAGTGAACAAAGAAGGGTATAATTCACCGATTGCTCTAATCCCCGCATCAGCGAAAAAAAAACTCGCCAAAAATCCAGCATCGTCATGTTGCTGAATATTTCTGCACGTCTAAGCTTCTCATCTTCAGTTAGTTGCTCTTCATCATCGTTCTTTCTAAGTAGCAAGGCGCATAACATAGCAGCGTTCTTAACTATGTTATCGCTTAGTTGTTGAAGCTCAAGTAATTCACTAAAAGTTTTGAAGCCAACTACTGAAAAATAGATATCTTTATTGTAAACCCTTCGCACCGTTGGCACGTGATACAATTTACCTTCAGCTAAAATTATGGCAGGCGGCATATCATAGGGCAGGTCGTAAGGTATTTGTAAATAAACCCCGCTCACGATGTGCATCAAACTTTTCAAAATAACCCACCTGTCCGTAGGCATCAGGCTTTCAATAACTTCAGTAGGCATGTCGCTGATGATAGGCAGTATCTCCCCGACCCACGCAAGTACCTGCATCTCGATATCAGGGCTCAAGCCATCGACTTCGTTCTTTAAGTATTTCAAATAATCCTCAGGCGGCTCATGCTCTGCGAGTTTCTGCGCATCGGCAATCGTGAGCTCGGCCCAGGTACTTTTAACGTTATACCATTTCTTCTGTATCTTTATTCTCATCGCTTGTTATGTTAGTTTCGTTTATTTCGTTTGTCTTAGGCAAAGGTATGCCAAAAAGCCCGTATAGGTAATCTTTCGGTATTTCAATCAGTTCATTCACCGCTTTCATCGCTTCAGCCGTCGACTTCAGGTCTATAGCTTCGACTTGTTGAAATACAACTTCGTCGCAGGGCACGCCGTGAAGCTCGAGTAATTCTCGAAGTTTACCACCCACGTACTTCCTATCTGCAGCGAATACGATCTCTTGTTGTTCTTTGTGCGTAACGCTCTGAGAATAAGAAGCCCCGCTGTCGGTTGTCATTGTCTGCCCTAAAACCAATTTTGAAATCTGCGAATCGCAATATTCTATTAGTCCCGAGTAAACTTCTTTCGCTGCGCTGGAGGCCGAGTTTGTCGTGTTCACTGTTACGCCTTCGGGCCAGATTCGGGCAGCGTTGCCGCCCTGGTCCTTAAGAATAGTTTCAATTTGTTGTTGTACAGCGGGATCGTTGCCTTTGTAGCTCACGTCCTGCACGGGCATTGCATACAATTCAGCATACTGCGCATAATCGCCCAGAGCGTTGATCTTGTAAATACTATAAGGCGCTGCCGTTGTTATTACTCCAAGCCCCCCGCTGTCGATTAAGTAAAGTTGTTTAGGCTTGAACCCAAATGGCACTTTGCCGTCGATGGTCTCATATGTCTTTGAATCACGTTCTACGTTGTCGACGGGCAGTATCTGAAAATCAACCTCATCTTTGTTTAAGCTAAGTATCTGAATAACAACACGCCCGTATATGATAGATCTCAATAATGCTTGTGCAAGCGGCATGAGCTCTTGAGCAAGTATTTGATTATTACCTCGTTTCAGATAAAGCTCATATGTCGCTAAGCTTTCTATTCGTTTAAAGAGCACGGAGGCCAGATGAGCGTCTAAGGTCTCAATCTGTGTTTGTATGTTAACAAGATTAGTCCACATGCCGTTCCTCGCTGCATCGATAGCACTTTTTAACTTAGCCATGTCCAGCGATCGCACCGTGCGCCTTATTCTTTTCGGCATCAACTTACCGTCTTGAATTTCAGTGTGTTGAGTGCTAAGAAAACGTTTTATAACTTCTATAGGCTTCATAAATTGTTGTTTTATAGTTTGTTAGCCCTCATAGGGGCTTTTGTGTATTTAACTTCTTGTCCTTCAAGTAAGTAGCGAGCTGCGTAGTGCATAGCGTCGATCAAGTGATCGTCGCCGTCTTTTGGGATCTCACCTGCACGGTCAAGCCATACGTAGCTAAGTAATTCCTTCTGAAGATGATAGCTTCGTTCTGTTATAACTATTTCAAAGTCACGCAAGCGCTTTAAGCTTTCGACTTTGCCAACTTTGTAAGCAGGAACGATATTCAACCCTGCCCGTGCGAGGTCGTCGATCGTGCGTGTGCTCGCAGCGTCGGCAACTATTAAAGCCCGATTAGGTACTAACTTATTTAAGCGTGTTATTAGCATCTCAGTCGACTGCCCGCTTTCGTAAAGCAGTTCGTCAACAAAGATACGTTTTTCATTCTTGTCTATAGCTACTTTAACCAAAGCGTCTGGGTCACGAACCCCGAAGTCGAGGCCGTAAATAGCTGGCAGGTTGTTATCAAACTCTCCAAAACGCCAGTTCGACAAAATCGTTCCTTCTATAGTTCCCCACTCGCCGAGGCCATAGACTTTATACCATTCGGTCCAAAGGGGCAAAGCTGCCCGACTTTCTAAAAATTCTCGCTCCTTTTGAGCTAAATAGGGGTTATCTAAGTAAGTACTAACAATTTCAGCCGTTTTCTTATCGTCCGCCATAATTTCTTGTATCCAGAAAGGCGCTGCTGGGTTGAAATCAACTATTATAGAACGTTGAACCCGGGAGTAAAACGGTATGAATACACTTCTTTCTATCCTTCTGTTTACTTCGTTTATGTACGTGATATCAGGTCTTATTGAATATCCTCGTTGTTCTTGTCCTTCAATCCCAAAAAACTCAACCCGTGAGCCATTTGGGAAAACCCACGCACGCTCACCCTTAAGCTCATGAACGATACTGTTTAATCTCCATCTTGTTAATATTTCACGCCAATCCTTTTGAGCTCCATCCCTAAGGTGCGGGTAAGCGTAAGAAGAAGCAATAACAAACAATTTTTGTCTCAAGCAGATAGCGGCAAGCATCTGCATTATAGCGTATGTCTTACCGCTACCTTGCCCGCCTCTATTCACAATTAAGTGATTGCCAGCTAAGTAGGCCTCAAGATTCTTTTTAAATACTTGCGTTGTCATCTAACTTCTCAAGTAAATTCTTAGTTTCTTCATCAGCCACGACGATCAGCGGCTTTTCAGCGTTGATATTCAAGTTGTTACGTTGCCCATAATTCGCAGGGTCGGTGCGCTCAAGCCACCATGCGCCTGATTGCCAGCTTTGATCTTCAATTACACGACGCTCGCAAACATCATGTATCTTCTTATAACCGATCTCTTCTGCTTTTTTTACTTGCTCACTAAATTCATCATCATTCATCCATCTGCAAAATGTTTCAAACGAAATCCCTGCCGCTTTCGTCGCTCTTACTCTGCCTTGCCCATCGGCAAGCGCTGCGATTATTTTTTTTATAGTTGATTTATTGTATTTCATAATTCAACCTCCTTTATTCGAATTTTTTAAATTTCAATGCCATTCTTTTTTATGACTAAATTGTCGTATGGCATTTTAATAAGGTTTGAAATTCTTTATAGCTTCGTATGCTTTTTTGTCAATTGTATAGTCTGATAGGGATGATTTACTTTGCATTGCCATATTTAAAAGTTTTTTATAATTTAAAGTTTTTAATAATTCTAAATCCTTAGTGCTTTGTCCCAAAGACCATTGGTTTGGTTGACTACTGCCACCACTTAAAATATTATTATGCAACTCCTTCAACTCTACTTTTTTATCATCAAAAAGTAAATGGTTTAAATTAGCTTCATGTGTTTTCCAAAGGTCGCCAACACCACAACAATTTAAACTATCTCCATATTGTCTTAGCCTGTTTTCGCCTGCATATACTTTTATTCCTAATGCGTTGGCTTGTTTCTTTACGCGGTCAAAAACGGGCTTAATAGTTTCAAGTGGGTAAACATTATCGCCACGTACTTTTAATGTCCCAACGGCTTTATATTTATATTTCATAAACTCAATTATCAATCCGTGAACGCCAGCTTCTTTGAATAGTTTCAAATTTTCTGTTAGTTCATTTTCCATTTTTGCAAGCATTGGTTGAGCCCGTACAATTACACGAATACCTATTTCTGATATTTTTTTCATTGCCTCAACTCTTTCAAGAAAAGTACTCGCACCTTTTTCAAAATCATCATAAGAACTACCAATAGCAGAAAATTGGACTGCACAATTACAATCTTTCAATAGTTCCAAGTATTCTGGACGTGATACAATTGCATTCTTAGTTGAAATAACGAAAGGGTATTTTGTTTTTGCAAATACTTTCAAACAATCTAAACTTCGTCTGCGTTCAAGTTCTAATGGTTGAAAAGGGTCAGAAACTCCGCCCCAGTGCAATGGTATATCGTAATCGAATATCTTTTCAACTACTTCGCCATTTCTTCTTTTATTTATGAAGTTTAATAATGTTTGTGCGCTTTCATCATTTTGTATTTTTGATATGTCTGTTTTAAATTTTACAAAACAATATTCGCAACCATGTGAACACCCCTTATAAGTGTCAAAACGCAAAGGCATATCACAAATTAATATATTTGACATTTTAGGCATAAACGAAATTTTTAAGTATTGTTTCTAACTCTGATTTATCAAATCTATCAGCTTCTTTTTCTGATATTGGGAAATTAAAAGTAATTGAAAAACTCAATGCATTAGCTTCTTCTGCAAAAGCATTATCTTTTAATCCTAAATCATCAATTGAAACGGATTCACCCTCCCACACTGGCAAATCCAAGCCCCATTTATCGAGCAAAATCTCGTCCCATTCATTCGCCAACGTATCCCAATCCCATTCGCCAAATCCGACGTTATCTTTTATCGTAAACTCTTTTCGCTTTTCCTCACTCCATTCATCGGCTAATATAATCCAACTATCTGGAATTTCTTTATATTTCAACTCTTTTAACGCACGGAGTCGCATATTTCCACCAAGAGGGTACAGCTTACCATCGGCATCTGTTACGCACACCATTGGTCGCTTCTCCATCATTTCAGGGAACTCACGCAAAGAAGTAACGAGTTTTTTAAACTTGTCGTCTTTGATTAAACGTGGGTTGTTTGGGTTTGATTTTAGTTGGCTTAATTTCATAACATATAATTATCAACTACATTTTTAAACTCATCAAACGACCTGCACACCTCGCATTGGTAACCTTCACTTTGTAATTTCTCCATAATCGTTTTTTGGTTGTCCGATACCTTGCCAGCCTTGCCATTCTTTAACTCAACATAAAGTCCGTGATATCCTTTTTGAGCTATTGGAATAAATAAGTCAGGAACGCCTGACAAAACACCCTCTGCTTTAAGTTTTGCGGCTACTATCACATTACGTTGTCCGCCATTAGGTATTGCATAGATTAAACCTTTCGGGTATCGTAAGCGAAAGTAATTTACGCAATTGACTTGTAAGATATGTTCAGGTTGTTTCATCGTGGCAAATATAGTGTATTATTTTTCAATTTGCAAATTTTTTCGTTTATTTTTTAATTTTTCGCATATTTCGCACTTATGCTTTTGGTAGTAGCGTTTCGCCGCTTCGCTCTTTTTGCCACTATCGGCGTAGTATTTTTGATATTGCTTTTGGTATTCTTTGCGTGCCATAGCTTTTTTGTTTTAAAGTTTAAAATTTTAAAAATTACTTAAGTAGGATCATAATCATAGTTGTGTGCAATTATGAATAACACAGCGGATGTTCTTCCATCATATCTTTTGCCACTTTATAAGCATCTTCATAACTTGAATATTCGTGAATGTGATGTTCTCTAAATCCAGCCATATTAGAATGAGCATTTAAAATGTGAATAGGGTTGCAACTAATAATAATTGGATTTTCTAAACCGCCATATTTATACAAGTAAACCCTATCGTCTTTTTTCTTTTTAAATACCTTTTCTAAAAATTCTCGCATATGCCAGTACTCATCAAACTTTAGTTCTTGAATTTCTTTTCCAAGTGGCAATTCTGCAAAATTTAAAGAATACCACCCTTTTAAATCATCGAAATTTGGTTCTATTTTCATAATAAATAACTGCACACAACATTGTATAAAATCAAGTGGGGTTATGTGCTAATTTTAACCACTTCGGCTGTTTTATTTAGTTTGTGCAAGTTGGAATGTGTTTGCCGTTCAATCCCCACCTGCTTTTATACTTTTACGTTAGTAAACAGTTTAAAGAATCCAGTGCTCGTAGATATTTCGAGTTGTATCTCTACCTTTTACCTCTTTTGCTTCTTCAACTGTGTTTTTGCAGCACAACCATAAATCACGTCCGTAATCGTCGTTTTCACACACAACAAAAACCGATTTGCTAACACCCAATAAACCCAATAAAAGGTCTTGCGCTTCGGTTTCGTCTATTCTGCCTTGTTCAAGGTCTTGTGCTATTTTTGAAAGTTCTGTTTTCATAATCTTTTACTGTGTTTATTTTTAACGTTATGAAAAACACCTTGTGAGTATTTTGAAAGATGATATGCAAAAGTAATAAATTTCTTTTAAGGTTATTCATTTTTAGTTGAATTATTAATATTTAGTACAATATTTATAGTTTTCTTCTATCCTTACCCGTAATCTCAAAATAGTTACACATTTCATTGAGCCTACTTGCCACACGGTCGCCGTATAGCTCAACGAACTTTTTACTGTTAAAAGGCAAATTTGAAGTTATTAGCGTGATTTGATCGCTTTGATCGCCTCGATATTCCAAAATTCTCCGCATTACGTTAATTCTATTGCCCATGTACAACGATTCGACGGGCTCAGAACCAAGGTCTTGAAAGCCAATTATGTTCATCTTCTTAAAGCCTTCAAAAGTGCCGTTTGTGACATATTCGTCGCATATAACATCAGTTCTGATATTCTCCCAGTGCAGAAACCGCTTCGTTTTGCCGAGTACAATCTGAATATTATCAATTATCGAATATGCAGCCATAATTTCAAGCGCCCACGATTTGCCCGAGCCCGTGTTACCTGCTATGTAGATTCCAGCGTCGAGTCTCCCGCTTATAACTTCTTTAGTATCAGCGTTTAAGCACTTAAATTCAGGATCGCCGTGCACCCACCTTATTAAATTTTCATAGGCAAACTTATTTTCATCGTCGATAACAAATTTAGCGTTGCGCTTTTTGCCGATCGCCTCGACAACTTTTAAAGCTAAATTCAAATCGTAAGGTAAATATTGAAAACGTTTCACAGAGCGAAATATGCCCCATTCATCTATTTTTTCAAAAATTGAGTTTAAATTCAGTGTTTCTGCCATAATTTAATTTTTTTTAAGCTTCTGGATACTTACGTTTCAAAGCTGCTTGCTCAATTTGTTCTTTCCAAATTTCGTTTACATCATATTGATCTACAGCTGTTTTTCGTTTTTGTGTAGGCGGCGAACTGTTTTTATTTCGAGTTTCCCAATTTGCAACGGCCGCCCGCCAATTTACCATCTTTTTTTTGCCGACAAACCAACCAACTGATTCATAATAATTTATGAAAGTTTGAGCATCAACATTTTTATAATTTTTTTCTAAAATATATTTTTTTAATTCTTCAAGAGAAGGAGGCACAAACCGTTTTTCGGTTTGTGCTTTAGAAGGCTTTTTGAGTTTCGGGCTTTCTTCTTCTTTAATTTCTTCTTCTTTAATAATATTATTTACTTTAATTTCTTTACTTTCCTTTACTTTACTTGCATTGCCTTCGCATTCTTCTTCTATGCGTTCGCATTGCGTTCGCATTTCTGTTTCTTTTTTCCACCTTAAATTCGCTGATTCTCGTGCTTTTTCTGATTTTAAGTCTTTAAGCTGCATGCGTTGAAGAAAGCTTTCAGAATAGAAGTACTTACCGTCTTCGGTAAAAACAAATAGCCCGAAGTCTTCAACTATTGATTTGACTTTTTCTGCTGAAACACGAAAATCAAAGGCTATAACGTTATAATCTCTGATACTCATGTAATCTGCAGAATCCCTCAAACGCTCGAGAATCGCAAAGTAAATACCGTAACCTTCCATGCCGTATTTCATCCGTATGGCGAGGATTTTCTCATCATTGCGGGCGTTACTATCATGGCTGAAATAACTTGTATTTCTCATTGTTTTAATATTTAAATTATTAAATAAAATAAGCCTTCTAACTTTTTAAGCATTATCATTATTAATTTCATTTTTTCGTTCGTTTAATAGCTTAATCAATCGCGGATAATCTTCATCTAAAATAATCCTTCCAAGTAATTTTGTCGTATACCAAGCACGTCCAATTTTGATATTGTTTTCATTACATACTTTTAGAACGACCCCTTCATTTTTTTCTATTTTTCTAATGCTTATATCATTTATAAACCACATGTTCGTATTTTTTTATTACAGGCAATACTAAGATAGTCCTCCGAAGATGTGAGCTATTACATCAACAGTCCACCCGTTGCCCAACATTTTATATCTTTGTGTATTAGATATTGGTACTTCTTTTCCGTCAATAACCCCTATGGCAGTATAGTTATCTGGTAAAGTTTGAAGTCTTTCACATTCAATTGGGGTAAGTCTTCTTATATATCCTTCAACTAACACTCCATGTCTATCTTGTGCTGTTAAAGTATAGAACTTATTAGCATCGTTAAACCTTTGACCATTTTGGCGTTTATTAACTCTATCTGGAGTAATACAACCAAATAAATATAATCCAGTTTTTGCACCTTTGCCTCCAGCATTGCCACATAATGTTACTGCTTTACCATGTATGTAATAAACTCTATTGCCTTGACTATCGGTTTTAAAATAGCCTACTTTGCCATTTTCAATTTCTTTATCTAATATCAGAAGCGTTTTATCGAACGGAACTATATATTCGGCTAATTCCACTACTACACTCGTTTGGTTTTGATTTCTATTCAAACCTCTAAAGTCAGAAGCACATAATGCAGTGGATTTATCAATTTCTTTGCCTAATCCAGTTTTTCGGCTGTATAAACATGTTTTAAAATCAACATTTTCATGAACTATATCTTTAAGCATTATTCCTTTATCTTCTGGTTGAGTAACTCCAGGAATATTAGTCCAATAAAGCCTTTTTCTATTCTGTGCAGATACCAAAGCAGAATTGATTTCTATTGGTTTTACACCTAAATATTCAGTTATTATATCCTCATACTCTTTTTTCATCTTTACATTTTCCAATAAAAAGTAAGTCGGATTACATTCATTTTTTAATCTTACAAACTCGAAGAAAAGTTTACTTCTTGGGTCGTCAAAATTTAGCTGTTTACCTGCAAAACTAAATCCTTGGCAAGGGCTCCCACCTATCAATAAATCCACTTGTGGTAAATCCGTACCTTTAATATCTATAACACTTCCAAGTTGAATCGTGTCAGGGTAATTGTGTTGTGTTACTTTTATAGCGTGTTTATCAATCTCCGAAGCGTAATATTTATCGTAGGGAATTCCTGCCCTGTTGAGTGCAATCTGACCGCAACTCATACCATCGAAAAGAGATAGTACATTCAAACCCGTACTGCCTGTAACAGGTGTTTGGCAAAAGCTGGGCTTCTGTACTAAATCAACGTTTGTGCTTTCTATCATCATTTATTTTCAATTTAAAATTTAGGTTTTCATAATCCCACACTGCGTATATGCTTCATTAGCTGCAACCATTACGCAGCTCGGTCATTCGTTCTTTTACCAGCTTTTTTATTTCTGATACCCAAATAATCGGGACCCGAAAAGTTATGTTTTTTGTAGGGGCGGCTTTTGGTCTGCCAGCCCCTTTTCTTTTACCACCGCTTGCCATTATTTTGGTAATGTATATGTTGTAACTAATTCTGTTAATTCACTTGTTTTTTGCATTATTCTACGTTCTGGAAACATAGTAGCTAAAATTGTTCTCATGTTATCAGCATCTTTTTTATAAGAAACTATATTAACAATTACACCACAAACACCAACTTGTAATATATTATAATTGCTTTTTATTTTATTATAAAGCTTTTCAGCTATTTCAGCACCGTAAAAAGGTGTCTTATTAATAAAGTCAATTTCTTGTTGTCTCATTCTTTTGAAACTTTCTGTGTGATTTGCTACTGTATTTTTCATTGTGTTTTGTATTATTATTTGATTCAAAAGTAATACTTATTTTTGATATATGCAACACTTTAATCATTGTAAATTTTTTATTATAGAAAAATAATTTTTAAATTCAAAAATTAATTCTTCTTTTTGTTTTTTATTTAGCTGTTTTATTATTCGTTCTTTTCTAAAGTCTCGATATATGAGCCATGGCTCTATATCCATGTCTTTATGAGTATCTATAAAATCAGCTGCAAGCTCACTATCTATGCCGTCAGCGATCATAAGCGTATTTAAAAGATTATCAAGCTCAGATTCAGGTATATAAATTCGCTTACCGACTAAATAAAAATATATTTTTTCTGTTTTAATTAAATAGTAAATCGCTTGTCTTGTTACTCCCATAAGCCGTGCGGCTTCTGATGTTTTAATTAGTTTCATCGTTTTTATTTTTTTAATTAATTAAAATTTTATTGTTTTATTTGTTTCGGCGGCAAAATATTTACCGACTGGCAAGTTGTTTAATTTCTCCAGCACAGGTTTTAAGTCAGCTTCTGAGCTGCTATGCCA